GTTTGATGAAATCAACAAGCTGACTGGAAATTCTGCAAGCGGCTCAGGTGGCGGAGCGGGAGGAACAGCTGGCGGCGGCCTTTCCAAAATTGAGACTATTACCTCTAATGACATCGTGGAGAGTGCCGCGGAGAGCAAAATCTTAAAGCTGATTGACCGCCTTAAAGATGCATTTAGCCCTCTGGAAGACTCTTTCAAAAAAACGTTCGCCTATATTTCTGAGGGAGTAGGAAAGCTGACTGACGTTTTCCGCGATATGTGGAATGACATCAAGTCTCTTGGACCGCCTCTATATGATTGGCTCAACAATGAGTTTATGGACTTCTTGAACCAGTTTATTCTTACGGCTGGGAATGTTGTCGGAGGGCTTCTGGACTCTGCGGCAATGGTGCTTTCCGACATTTGGAACATCGTAATTTTCCCCACGCTGACAAAGTGGGCTGTTGATATTCTCCCTTTGCTTACTAACATTGCGACGCAGGTTTTGAGTGTGGGAGATGTGCTTTTTGAAAATGTCAAGGCCGTGTTTGACATGATTTGGCAAGATGCGATTGCCCCGGCCATGCAGATCATCCAAGATATTTGGAATGACGTTTGGAACAGCATTATCAAATTCTGGAATACGTGGGGCGCACCTATTTTCGACCAGATCAAACTCGCAATTAGTAACACAACGGCTACTTTCAAAAACATCTGGGACACCATTCTGAAACCAGTGCTGACTACTCTCGGCAATACCTTTACTGAACTTTGGACTTTGCATTTGAAGCCGTTACTCGACAACTTCCTAAACTTTGTGGGGCAAGTTATAAATGCGGGATTGAAAATTTATAATGAACTTATTTTGCCTGCTATAGATTGGATTACAAACCTTTTTGGAGAAGTAATTGTAAAGTATTTAAACAAAGGATCAGACGCATTCTTTTCTTTTTTAGGAATTGTTTCTGATATTGTTAGCGGATTACTTACTCTTTTGGGCGGTGTAATTGAATTTTTAGCAGGTGTATTCACAAGAGATTGGGAATACGCGTGGAACGGAATTTCAAGCGCCTTTTCAAAGGTTTGGGACGGATTTGTACAGACAATCAAAGATGCACTTAATCTTGGAATTTCCCTTGTGAACAAGTTTATTGACTGGATTAACGAGCATCTGGTTATTAGGATTCCGAAAGTCACGATTCCTTTCCTGGGAACGTTTGGCGGTCAGGAAATCCGCCCCTTTACAATCCCGAATATACCGTATCTTGCGCAAGGAGCAGTTATTCCGCCTAACCGGGAGTTCTTGGCGGTGCTGGGCGATCAGAAGCAAGGGACGAACATTGAGGCACCGCTGTCCACGATTGAAAAAGCTTTAGAAAACGTGATGAATCGACGAGGGTATGGCGGCCAGCAAACAGTGATCCTCCAGCTTGACCGTGAGCAGCTTGGCAAAGTGGTCTATGAACTCAATAAAGCCGAGACACGGCGCATAGGGGTAAATCTGGCGGGGGTGTGACATGAGCTACATCAAACTGAATGGAAAAGAGTTTGACGCGGATGTTGCCATTTCCGCATACAACCGAAATTTCAACGTTTTGGACGGCGAGAACGCAGGTCGTGTAATGACTGGCCGGATGGTGCGGGACATCATCGGAACGTATATCGGCCATCAGCTGACAGTGTTTCGCCGGGGCGACAACTACCAGGGCCTTGACGAGTTCTGGGACTACTTGGTGGAACATTCCGTCGATGACTCTGTACGGTTGGAAGCTGCTGATGGGCAAACCACGATCTCGTATGAAGCCTATTACACCAGTGCCTCGCAGGATATGGAGAAGGTGGAAAACGGTATCAACTATTGGGGCGAAATCGAAGTTAGTTTTGTCCCTATGGAAGCGCAGGTGACGCCGTCTTGAGTGTTACGACTGTACTTTACAAGGACATAGCGCCGGGAGCGGACGAGGACGCTTCTGTCTCCACTACGGAGGCAATGCCCTTTTCTACGCCATCGAAACTTTCATTTGGTATCGTGTCGGAACCGACCATTACCTGTGAGCCGAACCACTGGGGCTTGACTGGGGAATATGTCACCGTAGATACACAGGAGGTTGCATTCTGGTCTGCGGAAATGAGTGGTGATGACTGCGCCTTTACAAATAAGCCAGTCATCACGTTTGAAATGGACCAGCAGTATTCCTCCGTCGGCATTACATTGGTGTTTGACACGGCCTCTGGCGACTATTGCCCGTCGGTCAACATCAAGTGGTATCAGGGGGAATCTCTAAAGGCGGACGTGGACTTCACACCCAATGCAGCAACGTATTTCTGCAATCGGAAAGTGCAGAGCTATGACAAAGTGGTCATTACCCTGGGCAGCACGAATCTTCCCAACCGGCGGGCGAAACTGGAACATATTATTTTCGGCGTCTACCGCTATTTTGGGATGTCTGAACTGCGGTCCGCTTCCATCACCAACGAAATGAGCCTGATTTCCACGGAAATGCCAATCTCTACAATGAACTGGACGTTAGACAGCCGGGAAGACGTGGACTTTATGTTCCAGCTGAAGCAGCCTGTAGAGGTCAGGAACGACGATAAACTGATCGGCGTGTACTACATTGACAGCCACACCAGACAGGCGCAAAACCTGTACACAATCGACTGTCAGGACGCTTTTGGAGTGCTGGATGACAGCCCCTTCCCTGGAGGCGTGTACAACGAAAAATCAGCGAAATCTCTATTGGAAGAGATCGTGAATGGACAGTTTTCCATCCAGTATGATGCAGATGTTGAGGACACGGCTTTGACAGGAGTTATTACATCCGGAACTATCCGGACGGCTATACAGCAGGTGTTATTTGCGTGGGGCGTGTGCGTGTCAACTGATGGGCGGGACGGCATCCGAGTATTTAATTTGCCGGGGACTCCTGACGCCATCACAGAGGATTACACGTTTACTGGAGTCACCGTGGATACCAGCGCACTTGTGACAGAGGTTAGAGTGACCGCCCATGTATATACTCAGACCGAAAACGGAGGCGTGGAGATCAACGGTGCCAAATACGACGATGCCAAAACAGTTTACACCATTACTAACCCGGATGTAATTGCCACCGATAAGCAAAATGTTATTGAGGTTGCGGACGCCACGCTGGTTTCGCCGGATATCGGGCAAGCAACGGCACAGAGGGTCTATGACTACTATGCAAAACGGATTACCACCAATGCGAAGATCGTTTGGACAGGAGAGCTATTAGGCGATTGCGTGACGCTTCCAACCGCATGGGGGACCACTAATGCCGGGAATCTCCGCCGCATGGAAGTCAAGCTGTCAAATACCGTTGTGGCGACTGTGGCATCCCTTGGAGGCTAGTATGAGTATTATCGACACGTTGATAACAAACCGCACACAATCCGACGTGACCCGCTGGCGCACCTTACATGACAAAGGATGGGGCGGGATGACAGCCGGCGAAAAAACGGAATGGTTTGCCGGGGTGAAAGGAGCTTACAACGCAGCGGACCTGAACAGAGTTGGAGAAGCGATTGAATATATCGCTGATTTGTTCGGCGGGTTTGGATTTCCGATGATGATTACTCCTAAAACTGACTGGGCCATCAAGGATATTCCGACTAGCCAGGATTTAGAGGACTATCTTTCCAACGTGGCGGCAATCCGCTCCATGATGTCCAATATTCCTGTTTATCCCTCCGATTGGCAGACTCCGCCGGAAACCCCTGAAACCATGCAACATCTCACCTATGAGCAGGCAAATGACATCGAGCGGATATTAACCGATATCAATGATTTGTTGGTATGGGTCAGCAACAATCTTTTGTGGTTGTTCGCTGGTGACGTTTACGCTGGCGAATGGTAAGGAGGCAACATGCAAGACAGAATCCCTACTTATCCGGGGCGGGTTAAACTTACTCCTGTCTCCGGTCAAGAGAACACATACGACCTTGTAAGGGCAGACGAGCCGTCGCAGGTTGGAACGCCCCTCAGCACGGCTACACTGTTTAAGCCGGAGACGGAGGCAGTATTTTTTGGGAACGCGGCAAACCGCACCGTTAACGACGCCCTATATCTGATTGGCACCACCTTTACGGCAGCTCAAATCCAAGTAACCTACAACGGAGGTGGTAACTGATGGCGCAGACACTTGGCAGCGTGGCGGTGGGGAGCATCGTCAAGATCGACGAGAACGGGAGCCCGGCAAACTACATCGTGGTGCATATCGGGAACCCGGATGTAAGGCTGTATGGTAGTGCCTGTGACGGTGCGTGGTTGCTGCGGCAGGATATTGTGGAGAACGTCCAGTGGAACAGCACCAATGCAAATACACTTGTAGGCTCCACAATTATGTCTACGATGGCTGGGTATCTGGGAAGGTATGAAAGCCACATCCAGTCTGCCATCAAGACAGTGAAAATCCCATACCATCCAGGAAATGGAGAACCTTTCTGGAACATCAAAAGTGGAGAAAATGGTTTGGAGTGCAAACTGTTCCCTCTTGGGGGATATGAGGTCGGCCTATCTGACCCAAGCGGAATTATGCCCGCAGACGGCGCGAAGCTGGATTACTTCAAGAGTGGACTTGACACGGAAGCCAATAGCAAGCGGATTGCTAAACTGAATGGAGCCGCGGCTGCTTGGTGGCTTCGCTCTCCAGTTTCTACGAGCACAGACGGAAAGTTTTACGTCTTGCCCGATGGCAGCTTGGGCAGCACCTCGGTAAACCCCTCTTATGGCGTCCTACCTGCCATGATTATGGACCCTACCATCCTGGTTTCGGATGATGGAACCGTTGGCGTTCCGGCGTCCCCCACTGCCCTGACTGTGCCGATTCAGGTCATGCAGGGGCGGCAGATCACGGTGAGTTGGTCTGCCGTAGATGGAGTAAGCAGCTACATCCTGGAGCGCAAAGCGAACACGGACGCCGACTGGGTGCAAGTGTATTCCGGAGCGAACACGAGCTTTGAGGAAACGGTGGGCACCTGGACGAGCGTGCAGTACCGCGTCAAATCTCTCGCAAACGGGAAATATGGCGATTATACAACGAGCACATCTGTTTCCGTAGTCCCTCTTTCTGCCCTGGTGATTTCCGGGTCTGACGGCAGTTTGGGCACTCTCACAAATGATGTGCAGTATTCGGTGTCCTCCAGCGGAACTAGTACTTTGACGGTTACAGAAACCATCAACGGCGTCAACACTCGGACATACACGGCCACCAACGGAGCCGAAAACAAGATTTCGGTGGTGGACCTGCCCACGGGAACGGGCACCATCAAAATTACGGCTTCCACCAATCCCGGCAGCGGCGTGGTGAGCGTGACACGAGAGTGGACGTACACCAAGACGGCACCGACGTTTGCGAATGCGGGGAGCACGGCTCAACTGCAATGGTATGGGAAGAACATTTTCCCGCTGACACTGTTGGAGTGCGTGCGTGGGTTAGAAAATATAAACCCCACAAAATACGGACTAGGGAGCAACGCTGCTACCATCCCTGGGAACGATCTGAACAACGCCATATCAGGCGGATTCTATGCGTTCTCGTCAGCAGTGCAGAATATTCCCAGCTTTAAGAGCGGAAAAGTTCTGGTCATGCCGTATACAAGCCTGCAATATTACACGCAAATCGCATTTGCGGCCCTTACTTCCGAAATTGCTATGCGGTTCTGCAATGATGGCAACTGGGGCCCTTGGGAATACCTGAACCCGTTACTGTCTGTCGGAGTCGAGTACCGCACCGTGGAGCGGTACAACGGCAAGCCTGTGTATGTCAAAGCGATAAACTTTGGGGCATTGCCTAACAATGCTAATAAATCTGTGGAGCACGGCGTAGAAGATATGGGAATATGTTTTGAACTCTTTGGAAATTCTTCCCCAAACAGTGCTCCGTCGATTGGCGTAAATTTGATTGGAGATAGCAGGGTTACCGAAATTTACCGTGCCGGCAATGTCATCTATATTGGCTCTCATGTAGCTTTCCAAACGTCTAGTGCTATTGTTGTCATGAAGTACACCAAAACCACGGATTAAGGAGGGCACTATGAAGATCATCAAATACCAGCTGGCGACAGAGATCAACCACGGCACCCCCGAGGAGCCTGACATCGAGACGGTGCTCTCCGGTGTTACGATGCCCTACACGGAGGCGAATTACGCCATCGCCCAGGCTGAAGCCTATCAAGGGCAGATTACCGTAGAGGACGATGGACAGCCGGAGCCGGCACCGGCCCCGGAGTATGTGACCTATGCAGAACTTGCGAAAGCAATCAGAGAGGGCGTGAACGAAGTATGACAGACAAGCAGTTTGTACTTACCACCATGCGGGATACCGGGCTTGCGAGGGCACAGACCCTCCAGGCCCAAGCCCCGGACATGACGGGGACGGAGCTGTATGCCTCCGAGGACTACATCCCCAGCTTTACGGCGGCCTGTGAGGCCATGAACATGCTGGAACGCAAAGCGGGCTTTGTCTGCCGGTCCACGGCGGGACGTGTGGTGCGTCTCCTCCAACCCTATGACAGCACCATCTACACGGACGAGCCGGAGGACCTGCCCGCACAGTGGGGCTTTGTGTGGTCCACAGACCCGGCCAAGGCCCTGCCGTTTATCGCTGTCTCCACTTCGCCGTATATGACCGGGGACTGCTGCACCTATGACGGTCACGTCTGGCGGTCCGGTCAGGACAACAACGTGTGGGAACCCGGAAGCGTGGGCGTGAAGTGGGAGGACCTGGGGGAGGTGTCCAATGGCTGACGAGAAGTGCGTTAGAGACCCCCGGCATGACTGCTTTGGCCTGGAAGCAGCAGCCCGTCTGGAGGGGCGTATCAAGGCTCTGGAGGACTGGCAGCAGGACTCCAAGAAGTTCCATAATTCGTTCTATGACTGGCAGCGGGAACAGATTGCCCGAGACGCCAAGCTGGACGAGCAGCTTTCCAACATGGATAAAAACATCGAAAAGCTTCTGGCAAAGCAGGAGGAACAGGCGGCAAAACCAGGGCGCCGCTGGGAGGCCATCGTGGACAAGTCCGTGTGGGCGGTGCTGGCGGCTGTGATTGCGTTTATTTTGGCCCGCATTGGGCTGTAATTTGAAAGGAGAACTACATATGACTACCAATGAAATCCTGAACAAGTACACCACTGGCGAAATGACCCTGCCCGAGGCGAATGAGGCGCTGAGGGAGGCGGAGGCGGGCTTTACCCTGGACCCCAACCGCAATGTCATCACTCAGGAGGAGTTCGTGGCGACCACGGCAGGGGAGACTCCCGATACCGTCAACGGCTACGGCCTGATGGACCACGGAGTAGGCTGCATGGAGAAGGTTCATGTGGTGAACGGCCGCACCGTGGATGTCAACATGGGCGCCGAGACCGCCTACGTGTACATCGCCGGCCACAAGTACCAGCTGAAGGGTGACACCCTGGTGGAGCCGGAGGTGTAAGACATGAAAGCTATGCTGTCCCAGCCGATGGCTGGAAAAACCGATGAAGAAATCATCGCAACCAGGGAGAAAGCTATCTCGGCCCTGAAGGAAAAGGGGTATGAGATCGTGAACACCCTGTTCACAGATGAGTGGTACAGCAAAGAGAAGATGGAGGAGCGTGGAGTTGTCCAGATTCCCCTGTGCTTCCTCGCAAAGTCCCTGGAAAACATGAGCCTCTGTCATGCGGCCTACTTCTGCAAGGGTTGGAAAAAGGCCCGCGGGTGCAGGATTGAGCATGATGCAGCTGTCGAATATGGCCTCACTATCATTTATGAGGAGGGCTGATATGGAGACGTTACAGAAGCGCCTGGCAAACCTTCTGACAGTGAAGTCTATCGTCACCATTGTGTTGACCGCGGTGTTTGCCTATCTGACCTGCACCGGCGGCGTGACCGCCGAGCAGTTCCTGACGGTATTTACCGTTGTGATTGCCTTTTACTTCGGTACCCAGGCAGAGAAGAAAGCGCAGGCGGACAATGGCAACAGTACGGGAACTACTTGACATCGCCCGTGGAGAGCTGGGGTACAAAGAGACCCCAGCCAACTCCAACCGGACGAAATACGGCGCATGGTACGGCCTGGACGGCCAGCCCTGGTGCGTGATGTTTGTGGAGTGGGTCTTTGCCCAGGCGGGCGTCAAGCTGCCCATTGAGACGGCCTCCTGCACAATCTTAATGAACGCCGCAAAGTCCGCCGGGAACTGGGTAACATCCAACTACCAGCCCGGAGACGTAGTGATCTACGACTGGGGCGGGGACAAGCGCCCGGACCACTGCGGCATCGTGGAGGCGGTTGGTGGCAGTTCCATCACGGCCATCGAGGGCAACACCGCCATTGGCAACGACAGCGACGGGGGAGAGGTCATGCGCCGGACCCGGACTCTTGGGCAGATTTTAGGGGCTGTACGGCCCGCCTATGACAAGGAGGTCACTATGGACAATACACCGTCTCCCGCCCACAAGGAGGGCGTGGAATGGGCCGTAAAGAACGGCATCCTGACGGGCAACAGCGAAGGGGACCTAATGCTCTCCCAGCCCGTCACCCGGCAGCAGATGTGTACGATGCTGTATCGGTTTTGGAAGCTGATGGGAAGGACGTGAAACTGTGGCAACTGCCCGTGTCAGATTACCGGATAGCCTGGATGGCCTTATGCGCTCCGAGATGGAGACGGCCATCCGGGAAGCTAATCTTGGAAATGATGATACGGACATTGCCCGGCGCTACCTGATCGACCAAGTGCCCCAGATCGACATTGCAGCGGAGTTCGGCTGGGAGCGGTCTACCATCTCTCACCGAGTCAAACGGATTCTCCACAAAGTTGAAAGCACAGCTCAAAAACTACATTTCACATAATTTCACCTAAACCCCGCTTGGGAACCACCCAGGCGGGGGCTTTTTTTGCGAAAATATCATCAGGAGGACGTAAGGAACAAGGGCTGGTACACGTCGCCGCCCTCCTTGCGGCCTCCTGATTTCACTGAATAGGACGTGTTTGATTTGATTTTAAATGGTGCTGAATTGGTGGCCCGGTTGGTGGCCTGCGGCTTCACAGAGTCCAGCGCGTGGGACATCTGCATGAAATATGCCGCTGACGGCAATTACTCCGGCCTGGAAGGATACATCCACCAGCAGGAGCTTTTGTATGATGACCGAAAGCAATATGTTTGAATTTTACAATCCGAACCCCTACGAGAAAAATGTGGGGGATTGTACCGTCCGGGCCATCTCAAAAGCATTGGAGCAGGACTGGTACAGGACATACCTTGGCCTCTGCATTGAGGGTGCTGTGAGGGGCGATATGCCCAGCGCCAACGCCACATGGGGGGCTTATCTCCGGCGGCATGGCTTCCGGCGGGACATGGCGCCCGAGGATATGACCGTGGCGGAGTTTGCGATGGGGCATCCAAACGGGACTTACATTCTGGCCCTGTCCGGCCATGTGGTATGTCTGCAGGATGGTGTGATCTACGATACATGGCACAGCGAGAACGAGACCGTACTTTACTTCTGGCAGAAAGGATGACGTGAGATGCCGAACTATCCCTATTACTATCAGCCGTACCAACCGTATCAGCCGCCTATGGCGGACCAGCTGACGCAGTTGCGGGCGGGGCAGTACCAGCAGCTCCCTCCCCAGCCGGGCGGCCAGAGCATGGTGTGGGTGAGCGGGGAGGCGGAGGCCATGGCCTATCTGGTGGCCCCCAACTCCGCCGTGGCTCTGTGGGACAGCAGCAGCCCCACCATCTACCTCAAACAGGCGGACGCCTCCGGCAAGCCCAGCATGAAGATATATGACCTTGTAGAGCGCAATCAGCGGCCCGTACAGGCCACGCAGGCTCCGGCGGTAGAGTATGCGCCTCTGTCCCGTTTAGAGGCGTTGGAGGCCCGTCTGGATGCGCTGGCGGCTACAAATACAGAGAAGGAGGGTGCGGAATGAATCCCTTTTTCCAGGCAATGGGCGGCAACAGACAGCCCAACATGATGCAGCAGTTTCAATCCTTCATGCAGCAGATGCGGGGCAAGGACCCTAACGCCATGATACAAGAGATGGTATCCTCTGGACGCATTTCTCAAGATCAGCTTAACCAAGTCCAAAAGCAGGCCCAGCAGATGCAGGGCATGTTTGAGGGGATGCGGGGAATGTTTGGGAAATAACTTCGATCAAAATCCCGGCCGGGTTTTGAAAATAAATCTACAAAGGAGATAACACAATGAGTCTTTCTTCTGACGGCGCTGTGATGACTATGCCCGTGACTCCCGCCTACCAAGGCGGAAACGGCGGTTTCGGCGGCTGGGGCGGCGATTGGTCCAGCTGGATCATTTTGTTCCTTATCTGGGGCATCTTTGGCTGGGGCAATGGCGGATATGGCGGCTTCGGTGGCGGCGGTGGGGTCAACAACCCCGGCCTCCAGGGCCTTGCTACCCGCTCTGACATCAACGAGGGCTTCGCCCTGAACGGTCTCCAGAACGGCCAGACCTCCATCCGGGATGCCGTGAGCAACGGCTTCCATGGCGTGGATACCGCTGTGTGCAACCTGGGCTATCAGACGCAGGCGGGCTTTAACGCCCTCGGCGCCCAGCTGGCGCAGTGCTGCTGCGATACTCAGCGGAGCATTGACGGTGTCCGCTATGACATGGCTACCCAGGCTTGCGATACCCGCAACACCATCCAGTCCAGCACCCGCGACATCATCGACAACGCCAATGCCAACAGCCGCGCGATCCTGGACTTCCTGACCCAGGACAAGATCGCTACTCTGACGGCTGAAAACCAGAGCCTGAAGTTCCAGGCTTCTCAGGCGGCTCAGAACGCTTTCTTCACCGCCAATCAGGAGGCGCAGACTGCCGAGCTGATCCGCCGAATCAATCCCATGCCTGTCCCGGCCTATCAGGTGCCCAATCCTTATGCCGGATGTGGGTGCAATCCCTGCGGCTGCGGCTGCTAAAACCCAATACATCAACTTGTAAGAAAGGCTTACATGTTCGGCCCCGTGCCGATTTTGAACCATGCGGCGGGGGCAATAGCCTCCGCCGACTTTTTTGAAAGGAATGAAGTTTATGGCTGAATACAGCAACAGCGCAATCGTAACCGTTGCCGCTGGTCAGAACGTGCCTTTTACCGAGGAGGCCAACACAGGCAAGCCCTGCATTGTGCATCGGGAAGGCGCTGGGCTGGTGACTCTTCGCGGGCTAACGAACCAGTGCCGGGCAAAATTCAAAGTCTCCTTTGGAGCGAACATTGCTATCCCCACCGGTGGGACCGTGGAGGCCATCACGGCAGCGATCTCCATCAATGGTGAGGCGCTGAACGCTTCTACCGCTACCGTCACCCCGGCTGCCGCAGAGGACTTCTTCAATATTTATGTTTCCGCTGTGGTGGATGTCCCCCGTGGCTGCTGTGTCACCGTCGCCGCAAAGAACACCAGTACGCAGCCCATCCTCGTTGCCAACAGTAATTTTATTGTTGAGCGTGTGGCTTGAAAGGAGAGTCAAGAATGTATATGCATGAACTGAAAGAAAAGCTCTGCGAAGAGTTGGAGGAGATCGCCCGCAAGCCTGAGATGGGAGCCGGGGATTTGGAACTGGTTCACAAGCTCACCGATACCGTTAAGAACATCGACAAGATCGTGATGCTGGAAGAGGGCGATGGGTACAGCCGGGCCGGGAACTGGGAGGCCGATATGCGCGGCACTTATGCCCGCGGCTCCAGCTACCGCGGCCGGAAGCGGGATTCCATGGGACGTTATAGCCGGGATGGGCGCATGGGTGGATACAGCCGCCACGACTCCAAAGAGGCTATAATGGAGCAGGCTCAGGAGATGATGGATAACGCTACTACTGAGAGGGAGCGCGACGCCATTCGCCGCTTTATGTCCGAACTGGGTCGGGATTGATAGGGGGTGCCCCCTATGCTAGACCCCAAAGAGATCGACATTGAGATTGCGCGTCTCGAATATGGAGAAAGCAGCTATCCCGCATACGCTAAATTAGCAACCTTGTACACCATCAAGAACCAGATGCAGAAGCAAGAACCGGAAATGCAAAATCGCACCTATGAGCAAGCCTATTCTGCGGCTCCGGCTGAAATACCTGTAGAGGTCGGGAGATACGGAGACAGCGAATTTCTCCGCGAGGTTGAAGGGAGAAACGAGGAGCAGGTATGGGGCATTATGGATGACTTGATGGACACGCTACAAGTTGCTAACCCGAGAGTATATAATGGGGTAATGCGGAAAATCAGAGCTCTATAAAGTCAAAGTCCGCCCTCAGAAATGGGGGCGGATTTCATGTGTAATTTTATCTGTAATTGTATGTAAATTTCTATGCTTTTGTGTTAAGACATATAACGAACAGTGATATTTTTTAGAAAACTGAAAACGGCTAAAAGCACTGCGGCACAAAGAAAAACCTCGCAACCGTCACGGTTGCGAGGTTTTCTGCTTTGGTGACCCGTCGGGGATTCGAACCCCGATAGTTAATGAATAAAACTATTGGAAATAAAGGAATTTCTCTAATCTGTCTGTAAATTTATCTGCAATTTGGATTCGAAATAGCCATTTACTTTGCGCGCGGTTGCCCTTTGTTCGGAGCTGATTGTATGCTGGTAGACGGTTTTTAACATATTGTCAGTGGCGTGTCCCATGCGCTCCTCCGCGTACTTGTTTGGTATTCCAAGGGCCAGCATGACGGAGGCGTTAATATGGCGCAGATCGTGGAAGCGGTAGTGCTGGACGCTAGCCTTTTTGCAGATGGTTTGGAATCGACAATACAGGGCGCGGCGTGAAAGATTTACAATATACTCCCCATTATGCGGTGCTGCTGCAATCAAATTTTGAAGATACTGTGGGAGATCAAGGTCCCGTTTGGAGATATATGTTTTGGTCGTCTTAACGCCCTCGTCCACTTTTGCACGCCGGATGTGGAGGACATCACCGTCAACATCTTCCCACTTGAGGCCCAAGATTTCGGACATACGCAAACCAAGCCAGAGAGCAAGCATGATCGGGAGCTCGTTTTCGGTACCCTTACACGCCTTCATGATGGCCCCTATATCATCATCTGACGGGATAGAAATTTCATAGCGTACCTTTTGCGGGAGAGTGGTTCTAAGAGCTATGTCTGGCCTGTAAACTGCTAATGTAGCACTTAGTAGTCCATGAGCGTTTCGGACAGTCTTGGGAGATTTATTCCGAGCCATCATATTGATAGACCGCTGGACGATTTGCGGCGTGAGGCGGTCCAAATCAATATCCATGATGTCCTGTAAAGCGTTCGCACGTATCCTCTTATATCCGGCAATTGTGGCTGGAGACAAAACGGCGTCCTTACTTTCTACATATTGGTCTATAGCCTCACCAACAGTTAGTCCTGTCTTTTTCCTGGCCGCTTTAGCTCCGGACTTTATCGCTGCTGCCTGATTTTCTGCCTCTTTTTTTGTTGGGGCGGTAATGGATATTCTCTCCCCGGCTATCATAACGCTAACATTCCAGTTACCAGATGGGAGCTTTTTGGCGCTTGGCAGCTTCAAGCAGATCACCTCCTAAGAGTACGCCGCCAGGGGAGACCTGACGGCGGTTTTTTATTGGGCTTTCTTCAACTCATTGATCTGCTGCGTATGTAACTCCACCGCTTTTTCCAGATCGTCCACCCGGTTCTCCAAGATGTCTATGGCTTCTTTAGGAACAGGATTGATCTGCTCACTGAGGGCTTGGAATTTTGGGTCAAAATAGGACTCCATGAGTACCATAGTTTCACTGATGATTTCCTTTTTCTGCTGGGCCATTTTAGAGCCCATTAACTGTGCAATAGCCTGTAAGTCTTTTTCATCTAACATTTTGCGGTCTCCTTATCAAAAGGGATATCTGAATTTTTTATTCTGCCATTTCGCTAGAATGCGCTTCTTGGATAATGTCACCAGTATCGGCATTTACAAAAGAAACTGTCACATCGTCAACCGGGGTCCCGTTAAACGCATTATACAAACCGCCAAGCATATAGAAGCCAAGTACAGAAATGGATTCGGAAAGACCAACTTCATTAGAAGATAACTTAACAGTAAAATGCGTGTAATCATCGTTGGATGTCACTTCTACAAATGTGGGATATGTCTCCGGATCAATCATTTCCGCCATGGATTCATCAATACTTTCGCGAATACCAGCCATCATTTCGTCGTGCTTGGATTTTGACATGATGTAAGTCGCACTGCCATCATCATTCAATGTTATGGATTTAATTCCGTCTTCTTTTGCGGCTTCATCAAGGTCTTCTTGAGTTGTTCCTTCTTCCAGGAAATCAGGAGGTACAGTAATTTCTACATTCAATAGTCCTTCGTCTACTTCAATAGATTGAGTTTCTTCGCTTTTAGAGTCTTCCTCTATGTTCTGCTGAGTATCATTAGAAGAGCCTCCACACCCAACAAGAGATAAACAAATGATTATTGACAAAGCAAAAAATATCGTTTTCTTCATTTTCAATTCTCCAGTTTTATACATAGTACGGATTTGGTTTCATCAAAATCGCAATCAAATCAATAATCCATCCAACTAAAAATAAGCCAGCAGTGAAGATATAGACAACCCCCATAAGTATTTTCCCTTCATAGAACTTGTGAGCGCCGACAAGCCCAAGGAAAAGGCAGAGGACAAAAGCTACCCATTTGTTTTTTTCTTTCCCTCTGTTCTCCATTTTGACATCAACGGTATTTGTATTGGTGTTTGTATTATTTATTACAACGGGCTGCTGATTTGCCTTCAAATCTTCAACTTGCTTTCCGCAAATCGGGCATACGATGCAATCTTTATCTATCTGTTGGCCGCAATGCTTACAAAACTTTTTCCCAGGTTGTAAAATCTCATTTTCCATTTTATCCCCTCCGTATTCAACTATTTCCCAATCCATTCAGGATTAACAACACCTAACACTTTTCCTAAACCCTGAACATTATCCCCCATTGGAACTGGCTCGATAGATGGGTTTAACGAAATCAGACAGCCTTTACCGCGCCTTTTGATATGTGGTTTCCCATCAATTAGGAAAAGCCCAATTTCTCCTTCAAACACATCTGGCTGTTTTTGTATCATCAGAAGATCCCCATCTTTATAAGGAGGAACTAAATCAGGCCCGATATGGACTAAAAAATCTGCTCTTGCGGTTTCTTTGCACGTCTTGATTTTTGTAGGATGGGACGGTGATGCAAAATATTCTTCTCTCGTCATTTAAATATCCCTCTTTCAGTATTAGACCACAAGATGTAGGTCAACACCAAAATATGGAAAAATATATTGGCGTTTTTCTCTAATTGATTATAGGAATAAGAGATGCTATACTAACAGTCACTAAAACAAATGTTCGATATTGGGAGAATACAAAATGACTGCATGGGATGTCTTACTCAAATGTGGAATTTGTGAATTGCCAGTTGATTTGAGAAAGGTTTGCAAAGGACTTGGAATTAGCCTTTTTTCATACAGTCAGGGGTATTCTATTATCCAAAAACTTGGACTTGTTCATCATACCATTGGAGCCGATGGTTTTTTGTTCCAAGCAGATGGCGTATCAATTGCCTTTTATAACCAACAACAACCGTTAACACGCCGGAATTTCACAATTGCACATGAAATCGGTCACTTTGCTCTGGGCCATGCGTGCATAGAAGGCGCAGTCAGGCGCGAACCGGGAAACAAAAACGATCCCGAAGAAAAGGAGGCAAATCTTTTCAGTTCTATGTTATTGGCGCCTACTTGCGTCTTGCGCGGGATGAAGGTTGATAGTGCCTATTCTATTGAGAATTTATGTGCAATCAGTTATCAGGCAGCAAATATTAGTTGGGACAAGCTGCAACGGCTTTGCGCTTTAGATGATGCATACATGGCCGAACGTGGATATTCTTACTTTTTTAGATCGTCAACCGAATGGAAAGTCTACAAGCAGTTTGAGCCATTTATTAAAAATCATCTAACGAACCATCAAATATCTCTTCGTCGTTGACAAATGGCATAACATCAATGATTTTTCTGAGTGCGTCCATTTGATCTTTTGTATAAGTCCGTTTAATTTTCTTTCCATCTCGCCCAATAATAATAGCTTCTTCAAGCTCGTCTCCGGATGTGGAGGCGGGCTTTTCTCTTTGCCCTCCAGTAATAGTTTCAATAGAAACTTTTAGTGCTCTCGCTACAAGTTCCAAATCTTGTTTTGGCGGGTATTTTTTTGCGTATTTCCACTTTCCTATTCTTCCATTAGACCAAGCAAGATTTTTTTCAATATCAGTTAAAGAAGTATTTTTTCTCTTTGCGAGTTCACGAATTTTCTCAACAATTTCTTCGTTCGTGTACATTTTACACCTCAAAACAACTAGAAAAATAACTAGAAAAATATCTTGACAGATAGAAATTTTTCTAGTATTATAAGAGGTACAGAGGGCACAAAAAACCAGACCCTCTATTAACTAGGGCTTTTGAAATAGCTATTTATCCTGACAAAATAATAATAGACTATTTTCTAAAGTTCGTCAAGTTTTTTCTAGTAAATAAGGGGGTGAAAAAGTGCTTTTTAATAATGTAAAGCGTCTTTGCAGCGAGAGAGGAGTGAGCGTTTGGGCATTAGAGACCGCTACTGAGATAGGAAATGGAACAATTGGAAAATGGAGGACCTCTTCTCCACGTCTAGAGACCATCAAGAAAGTAGCGGATTACTTCGGCGTAACCGTAGACGAGCTTCTTTTAGACGATCCCAAATAAAAGATGCCCCCGCCGGTGCGCAACCACCGACGAGGGCTGCGGAGACCTATTGATAGTGCCAACAGGCCCGCGAGGTTATTATACACGCCTCCGGGTCAAATGACAAGGAGGTTTTTATGAACGAAAAAGACAGCATTCAAGCCCTTGAAAGGCAGGCAAGGAACACCAATCGTCTTATGGACAATCTCTGTCTCGCCTGGAAAGGCCGCACATGGGAGGAGGCCCACATGGATTACACATTTGAAGATTACCGCAAGGCACTGGAAGGTGCTGGCCCCAAGTTGAAGGAGCTGATTCTGGACCGGGCGGCACATGATCCCGGCATCGACTTGATGGAACTGAAAGAACTGGTATCCAGTGCGTACCCGGAAGATGTGTAAAAAATCCCGCCTGACCGTTACCAGCAGTCAGACGGGCAAGGATTGAGCAACCACGAACAATCCCTTTGGATACAGTATATCGCCTCCAGAGGGAGAAATCAAGGAGGAAATCATGGCGCGAACAAAACTAAGCAGGTTTTCTGTTTCCCCATGTGAACAGAGGGCGAGGATTCTTCGCTCTGCTGGAGGACGTATGGGGTATACCGATCGGGACCTGGGAGAATTGGCTGGAATGACCCAATCTAATATCTCCATGAAACTAAGCGGAAAGCGCAAATGGTGGCTGGATGATATTAGCGCCTTAGATAAGGTTTTGTCACTGACTGATGACGAAATAATCCGATTTGTGCGCGCAGGGAGGTAAAAATGAGTACATACATTTTTGCTCTAATCGGCATTTTTACGGCTACGTCATGGTTCATGCGCTTCCTTTCCTGGATGGAGGCGAGCGGTGAAAGTCGGAGACCTACAAGGAGGAATAACGCATGGATAAACAAGAATTGAAGGCCATTTTGGGCAAGCACTTGAAATGGCTACGAGGCGAAGATGGCGGAGAACGGGCCAACCTGTTCGGGGCCAACCTGTCCAGGGCCGACCTGTCCGGGGCCAACCTGTCCAGGGCCGACCTGTCCGGGGCCAACCTGTTCGAGGCCAACCTGTCCGGGGCCAACCTGTTCGAGGCCAACCTGTTCGAGGCCAACCTGTTCAGGGCCAACCTGTCCGGGGCCGACCTGTTCGAGGCCAACCTGTCCAGGGCCAACCTGTCCGGGGCCAACTACATTGAAAAGGCAAAAAATTTATTTTATCCCATTGCCTGCCCGGAAATCGGCGCTTTTGTCGGCTGGAAAAAGGCAAGGGTCAAAACCAGCGGTCATGAGTGCATTGTAAAGCTGGAAATTACCGAAGATGCCGTGCGCAGTTCCGGAACAGGCCGGAAGTGCCGCTGCTCAAAGGCAACCGTTTTGGAGATTCAGGATTTAGAGGGGAATGTATTGGAGCAGGCCGCTGTCAGTGATAGAGACTGCAATTTTTCCTATATCCCCGGAACGGTAGTTTCTGTGCTGGATTTTGACGAAAACCGCTGGAACGAGTGTAGCACGGGCATCCATTTCTATATCACCCGTGAGGAAGCGGTGAGGCATATCTTATGAAAAAGCTGACCCGCGAAGAGCGGCGGCGCCGGAGCCAGAGGCGGTTGCAGCTGATTACATATCTCCTGTTTCTGATCTTGCTGCTGGCGTGGCTGGGAAGCTACCTGATTATGACAGTGGAGGCAGAGCCGCCCACCCTGCACAAGATGGCGCCCGCCGCAGAGGACGGCAGTCTCCCCGGCGACGATACCCCGGCCACCACTCGCTGTTATCTGACAGGGGAAGAGATGGAGGCCGCCGAAAATGAGCTGATCGAAGCCGCTTTGTTGGCCCGGTCTCACAAGCTGGAAGGTGCCACCATCACCTTTTATTGTTGCGAGGAACGGCCTCACATCTGCGGGACTGGGACAGGCATCACCGCCAGCGGACGGCGCGTGACTCCGTATGTGAGCTGCGCCGTGGATACGGACATTATACCGCTGGGCAGTACCATCATGATCGAGCACAACGGCGGGATGGTGTATCTGAGAGCCGATGATACCGGTCCGGCAGTCAAGGGGGACCATATTGACATTGCCGTCAAGGGACACTCAGAAGCTTTATCCTTGGGCGTCCAGACGGCGGACATTTGGTGGTGCGAAGAATGAGGGGAGATCGATATGTACCGCTGTGAAACCTGCGGAGCATCTTTTGACCAACCGTTTATAAAAATCAGCGCAGAAATTATTGATTGGGATGGAAACCGGGAAAAGCACAAGAAAGTTGTTTGCCCAATCTGTTTTCTGCCGTATTTCAAGGAGGAAACCGATGAACGAACTGATTAAGGTCGTGCAGCTCCCAGTTATAGAGGAGCAGCTGCGATCTATGAAAGAGGCCGTGGACAAGCGCGTAGAGGAGGCGCTGTCCCTGGTATGCACAGAAGAAACTATCCAAACTGTAAAAAGCGCCCGGGCGGAACTGAATAAGGAGTTTCAGGCGTTGGAGGAACAGCGCAAAGAAGTCAAAAAGGCCGTGCTTGGCCCCTATGAACGGTTTGAGGCTGTCTACAAAGAGTGCGTCAGCGACGCCTTTAAGACAGCGGACGCGGCATTAAAAGGCAAGGTGGAGGCCACCGAGCGCGAAATCAAGCAGCGCTGCGAGGACGGCCTGCGGGAGTATTTCGCAGAGCTGTGCGCCGCCGAAAGAGTGGATTTTGCCCGGTATGAGCAGGCTGGTATTGTTGTGGATATGGCGTCCGCCAAGCAGAAAACGCCCAAAAAGCTGCGGGAAAAGTTAGCGGATTTCGTGGCCGGAATCGCACGAAACATGGAACTGATTTCCGGTATGGACGATGCTGAGGAGATCATGGTGGAGTTCAAGCGGTCGCTGGATGCTCCGGCAGCCATCTCCACTGTGCAGGAGCGGCACCGGCGCATTGAGGCGGAGAAGGAGGCCCAGGCGCTCCGAGAGGAGCAGAGAGCGCGGGAGGCTGAGGCAGTGGCGAAAGTGGAGGCCGCTGCGCCTCCGGTCACAGAGCCTCCTGTGGAGTCTGAGAAGGTCTACCGTTGTTCCTTCTCCGTCGTTGCCACCAAAACGCAGCTGAAAAAGCTGAAAGATTTTATGATTCAGGAGGGCATCCGCTATGAGTAACGAGACCAAGAATACTGCAGCTATCGCAGAGTTTGAGGGGAAGAACAACGTGGCCCGCCCTGTTGGGGCGGAAATGGCGGCCAGTCGGGAGGCGCAGGAGGTCCAAGTGGCTATGATTGCCGCCAAGAAGTTCCCCCGTGACGAAGTCGCCGCCTACAACCGAATCCTGCAAGATTGCCAGCGCACCAGTCTTGCGGAGAAGGCCATGTACGAATATCCGCGCGGAGGACAGGTCATCACCGGACCATCTATCCATCTGGCCCGTACCCTGGCAAGAGGCTGGGGAAATGTAGATGCCGGTTTCAAGGTACTGGAGCAGACAGCAAAGAAATCCACCGTTATGGCATACTGCTGGGATTTGGAGACCAACTACCGGGAAACAAAGGTATTCGACGTTCCGCATATTCGAGAGACAAAGAGGGGGGCCTATCCCCTCACGGACCCCCGAGATATCTATGAGATGGTAGCCAATCAAGCTGCCCGCCGCGAACGCGCCTGCATCCTCTCGGTCATTCCCGGCGATGTGGTTGATGCAGCAGTCGGCCAGTGCAATGTGACTCTCACTGGAAATGCGAAGATGCCGCTGGTGGACATGGTGAGAGCGCTTGTGAAGAACTTTCAGGAGCAGTACGGCGTGACAGCGGAGATGCTGGAAGCTTACATCGGCTGCAAGAAAGAAGCGTTCTCGCAGCAAAGTGTTATTCGCCTCAAGAATGTCTACAACGCTATCCGGGATGGTTCGGCCAGTGTCGAACAGTATTTCGATATGTCCATTGCCTCCTCTGTTAAGCCGGAGAAATCAGGTTCCGAGAGCAATGCTGATAGCGCGACTGGAGACGGCGGCAATGAACAGGTAAACCTCGATGACCTATAACATCATCTCCACCGGCTCTAAGGGGAACGCCGTGGTGATTAACGGCCGAATTCTGATTGACTGCGGCGTACCCTTCAAGGCCCTGGAACCGGTCAAGAAAGACCTGCGGCTGGTTTTACTGACCCACATCCACAGCGACCATTTTAACCCCCGGACGGCGCGGGCACTTTCAAAAGAGCGCCCCGCCCTCCGATGGGGGTGCTGCGAGTGGATGGTCGGGCCGCTGCTGGAGGCCGGGGTGGACAAGCGCCGAGTTGATGTGATATCCCCATACAACTCAGATGATGCAGCTTTATACAAAGGTTTGGCTGTTGTACGGCCGGAGTTCATTCCTCACAACGTTCCGAACTGCGCATGGCACATCTTCGATGGGAAAGAACACCTTTTCTACGCCACGGACACCGGCACGCTGGAGGGCATTGAGGCCAAGAGTTACGACCTCTACATGATAGAGGCGAACCACACAAGAGCCGATCTGGAGGCCCGTATGGAGGCCAAGCGAGCCGCCGGAGAGTTCTCCTATGAGTGGGCCGCCGCACAGAACCATTTGAGCAAGGAGCAAGCTGAGGAATGGCTATACCAGCAGATGGGGCCGAATAGTCAATATATTTTCCTGCATCAGCACCAGGGAAAAGGCGGGTGAACTGCTTGGAACGTGACCAATTTACCTTTTACCGCAGCTTCTGGGAGGCGTTAAAAGTGCTTCCGAAGAAGGACCAGCTTCCCTTTGTGACGGCGATTTGTACTTATGTGTTCGAGGGAGAAAGCAAGCCATTAACAGGACAGGCATCCGCTTCCTTTTTGCTTGTAAAACCGATACTTGACAAAGCAAGCAAAAAGGCAGCAAACGGGAAGCGAGGCGGAAGCAAACCGAAAGCAAACCGGAAGCAAACGGAAAGCAATATAGAGGGAGAGATAGAGGTAGAGGGTGAGGTAGAGAGAGAGGAAGAGAATCAGAACGATAGTTATATACCCCCTACCCCCTCTGCAACGGAAGGGGCTGCCAAAAACTATTGGGGGTTTGACCAGTTTTGGGATGTTTATCCCAAAAAGTCAGCCAAGAAAGACGCTTTTGACGCTTGGAAGCGGGTAGACCCGGATGAAGGGAAGGTAAAGCGGATTCTGGAGGCTGTGAAACGGCAAAAGCTGTGGCCGCAGTATTCCGGGGAGAACGCAAGGTATTTTCCAAGCCCGTCGAAGTGGCTGGATGGCGGGTGCTGGGATGACGAACCATTAGCCGGGGAGGAGGACCCGTATGCCAAGTTTACCTGATGTCTCCGCCTGGCTGCTCTACGACGAGACCGCCATGGACACCCGGAAAACGCTGTGGTTTGTGGCGGACGCCCAGGATGTGACAGCCCTGGACAACCAGAACGCCGTTTGCCTTGCCTACGGAGCGGGCTTTGAGAACTTCCGGGATGCTGAACCATTCTTGAGTGCCTTCCCATCTGTGTTTTTGGCTCTGTCCGACCGTGATACGGCCGAAGCCGTGGCGGACGCACTCAAAGAATACGCGCCATCTGTGGCTGTGCTGCTGCCAAAGGAAGGGGCCTTCGGGAAATGTTCCCGTATCCGGGACGTGCTGGCTTCCGGCGGGAGAAAGGCCGTGGATCATCTGTTGCTGGGCGCCGTGGAACAGCCTATGGACGGCCTGCTGGACCTGGCAGACGTGGAGCGGAGAGACCCCAGCGCATCCGTCGCCGTCATGTCCGGTCTAAAAGCACTGGACCAGTCCATCGGAGGCTTTGCCCCATCGGAGCTGTCCGTGTGGACTGGAAAGCGCGGCAGCGGCAAGTCCACGCTGCTGTCCCAGCTGCTTCTAAACGCCATCGACCAGGGCTTCCCGGTCTGCGCATACTCCGGGGAGCTGTCGGCCTGGCGGTTCAAGCAGTGGGCTATGCTGCAGGCTGCCGGTTCCGGGCATATCGAGCCGAAGCGGGACCCGGCGTCCGGGAAGCTGTATTACTATACGCCGAAGGAGATCGCGGACCGGATCGACGGTTGGTGGAAGGGGAAGTTTTTCCTGTACGACAACCGGGTGGCCGGTGCTGGGGACGAGGACAGCATCATTTCCGTGTTCGAGTATGCCGTTCGCCGGTTCGGCTGCTGTGTATTTCTTGTGGACAACCTGATGACCGCCCGGTTCAACGACCAGAGCGACAAGGACTTCTACCGGGCGCAGAGCCGGTTCACGGGGCGGCTGGTGGAGTTCGCCAAGAAAAACGAGGTGCATGTGCATCTGGTGGCACACCCCCGGAAGGGCGACAACGACAAAAAGAAGCTGCTGACCGCGGACGACATCGGCGGGTCGGCGGACATCACAAACCGGGCGGACAACGCCTTTTCGCTGGAACGGATGGAAGAAAAGGATATCGCGGCCTATGGGTATGACGCCGGGCTGAGCATCCTGAAGAACCGGTCCTACGGCTCCACAGCCAACATCCAGCTGGTCTATGATGCCCGGTGCCGCCGGTACACAAAGAAGGGAGAAAGCGATGGAGTCTATGGCTGGGAACGCTGACTGGGCCGCCTATGAGCGGGAGAAGAAAAAGCTCCAGGGATTGCCGTCGGACGAATACGAGGCAGCCCTGAAAGAGCTGGCAAGGAGGATGGGGATTTGATTTTTGAAATTCCGTATCCGCCTACTAGAAGGGGAAAAGCGGCCTGGAACAAGCGGTTTGGCCTGAATGCGTATTATGCCGGGAAACATTGGTCACAGCGGAAGCGGGACGCAGAAGAACTCCACTCTCTGGCGCTGTGGTCCATGAAAAAGGCGCATATCCGAAAACAGTTCGTCAGAGGTCCTGTCGAAGTCATTTTCCGCTGGAACGACGGCCTGGACGTGGACAATCACGCCGCCATGGGCAAGGCATTTTTAGACGCCATGAAAGGCTACATACTGCCGGACGACAACCGGGAATGGGTGCGGAAAGTGTCCCATGAATTTTGGGAAAACGATAGCATACAGGTGGAGGTAAGGCCCTATGGGCGAACTTGAACAATATCTAGTCCCCATCCGGCGGTATTCGGCCAACCCCTGCATGGATTGCTGCTGTCCGATCAGCCAGTGTCCCTGGCTGCGGGAGGAGAAACCCGTGCCGGGTTGGACGGCCAAGAAACGGACGTTTGTTGTCGGCAGATGCCAGGGCGGTGTAAAGCATTGGGTGACTACATACGCCATCGAGAGCTGCCCAAATTTTAAATAAAACCATAGGAGGCAACGTTTTAAAGGCCGGCCACCTCCAGACGTGGAGGAACGCCTATGGAATATATTTTATCTCTGTCTTACGGAAAAGATAGTCTCGCATGTTTAGGGGCCATCGAACAGCTGAGCTGGCCCCTTGACCGCATCGTCCATGCAGAGGTTTGGGCCACAGACACTATCCACGCCGACCTTCCGCCGATGGTGGAGTTTAAGGACCACGCAGACCGGATTATCCAGGAGCGGTGGGGGATTGAGGTGGAGCATGTCCGAGGGCGGCTTACATACGAGCAAGCATTTTACCGGGTATTGGGAGGGAACAAGCGGCCGGGAGAAATCTACGGATGGCCGTTCCCTAGTGGGCCTTACTGTAACAGCGACGTGAAAATGCCGGGGCTAGATAAGGTCGAGACAAAGGGCAATATCATATACTTGGGCATCGCCGTCGACGAGCCGAACCGCTTTCACAGCCTATCTGACAAAAAGAGAAGTCCTCTTGTAGAGGCGGGCTGGACGGAAGCTGATTGCCGCCGCTGGTGCGAGGGCCAAGGCCTACTGTCTCCAATCTACACAACAGCCACGAGGGGAGGCTGCTGGTTCTGCCATAATCAGAGCGTGGGGCAGCTTCGGCTACTCCGCAGGAATTACCCGGAACTGTGGGCGCTGATGCTCAAATGGGACAGTGACAGCCCTGTAACATTTAGGCCTGGACACAGAGAGACGAAGCAAAAAACGATCATCAATTCTGATGGAGAGGAAGAAACGATTTTTGAGGACGGTGAATACATACCCGGCCACACCGTACACGACTTTGACCGGCGCTTCCAGATGGAGGACGAGGGCCTGATCTATCCGGACGATAAGATTTTTCGATGGGACATGCTGGACAAGGAGTTAAATTACAGATGGTTTTGACAGACGAAAGACGCGCCCTGCTGGGCGACCGGGAGGCAGCGAAGCGGCTGACGGATGCGGGGGTGCTGTTGCCGTGCCCTATGTGCAGAGGACAGGCAAGGGTGCGGAACGAACGTTACTATCAGCCAAATGTCCGCAGAAATGTGATCTGCATGAAATGTTTTACGAACAGCGGATGGTATAAGACGGAACACGAAGCCCGCCTCGCCTGGAACACCCGCGCGCCGATTCTGAGCGCGGAGGAAATGGAGATGCTGGATGAACACTGATGTAATGTTTTCGAGCAAAACGGATTTATGGGAGACACCGCAGGAGTTTTTTGACGCACTGGACGCCGAGTTTCATTTTACGTTGGACGCCTGCGCCCTGTCGGAAAACGCGAAGTGCGCCCGGTACTACACCCCGGAGCAGGACGGACTCTCCCAGCCCTGGACGGGCGTTGTGTGGTGTAATCCTCCCTATGGCCGTAATATTGGACAATGGGTAAGGCGTGGGCTATTTGCTTGCGCTGCTGGGAATACCGTTGTAATGCTTCTCCCAGCGAGAACAGATACGAGGTGGTTTCACGACTACATACTTGGGCGGGCGGAGATCCGTTTTGTGCGTGGGAGGCTGAAATTTGGAGGAACGAAAAACAGTGCTCCGTTCCCGTCAATGGTGGTTGTGTTTCAGCCTAAGATGGAGATGCTGGAGGATCTGGAATGAAGAACCCGGGAGAATATGTTGACATTGGGGGCCCAGCCTTGCAAGTCAGAACAGACGAGGATGGAAACACCGTGGCCTCTGCAACGATACAGGCGGTTGTCCTCTGGAAAGAAGATATCAAAAACTACATCATGGACGAAATCATCAAGATGTGCAAAGAGCACGGAATTACGGACCTGTATGTGCTGAACCGGGATTTCATCCTGTCAGCCATCAGGGAGAAGATGGAAAGGGAGGCCCAGCCATGACGCGAGAAGAAGCGGTTAGGCTGTTGAAACAGTATCAGGGATATGAGCCGATGGAATACGGGCAAGTGCTAAGGCACTCTTTTGACCTGACGGATGAAACGGTTGATACCCTACTCTCCGCCCTCACCCCACCCACGCAGGAGCAGCTGGAGCGGGTGTGGCCGGGGTGTAGTTTCTGCAAAAATGACGGTGTTCAAGATTATCGTACTGCTGTATGCGTTACGAGATGGGGAATGAGCTACTTAAAAGGACCAGAAATTGAAAGTGACGACATTTTCTATGCCCAGAATCATTTTTGCAGATTTTGCGGCCGCCCCCTCACCCGGGAGGCGTGGAAAGAAATGAGAAAGAGATGGGAGGCGGCGAACGATGCGGATTGAGCGCAAGCGCTATGTGGTCATGCGGAAAAACAGAACAGAGGTCTGGTGCGGTCTAGCAAAGCATTT